AAATTACCAGTCAATAGTAGATAATAATGGCAAGACCAAAGGCAATAACAGGGGAAGTGCTGTCTAAATTGGAAGAGGCTTTTGCTTGGGGTTGTACTGATATTGAGGCGTGTTTATTTAGCGATATATCTAGGCAGACTCTTTACACTTATCTAAATGAGCATCCTGAGTTTTTAGACAGAAAAGAGCATTTGAAAGAAAACCCTATTCTATTAGCTAGAAGTACAGTAGTAAGAGGAATAAAAGGAAATCCTGATTTAGCTCTAAGGTTCTTAGAGAGAAAGAAAAAAAATGAGTTCTCTCTCAAACAAGAACATGAGATTAAACTACAAGAGATAACACCTTCAGATGAAGAATTACAAGGAATTATCACAGAGGCAACAGAGGGCAGTGAGGGAACTAGCCCGAAGGAAGAAAGAGGAGAGGTATAGATACTTTGTTCCTAACGGAAAACAAAAAGAATTTAATGACCAAGACTCTTTTATAAGGATATTCTCGGCTGCTAACGGAGTAGGCAAGACAGGCAACATGGCTAATGTCATAGCTCACATGACTTGCCCAATTTACAACAAATGGTTTGATACTGATTTTTTTAGAAATTTCCCTAAAAGTTCAAGAGGTAGGATAGTTTCAACAGGAACTAACATCCAAGCTAACATTGTTCCTGAACTTAAAAAGTGGTTTCCTAAAGGACAATGGACTACTTCTAAAGGAGGAAAGGTTTTTGAATCTCAATGGAAAGTCAATGACCATAGTTTTGATATAATGACTTATGAGCAAGACCCAGCCGAGTTTGAGTCTGTTACTTTGGATTGGATATGGTTTGATGAGCCACCACCTTATAAGATTTATGCTGCTTCAGTAGCTAGGTTTAGATTTGGAGGAACTATCTACATAACTATGACCCCACTATCAGATAGTGCTTGGATTTATGATGAACTTATTTTAGACGAAAAGACAAAGAAAACTGTCACTTACGCTGAAGTAGAGGATAATTGTAAAAAACACGGAACAAGAGGAATTTTAGAACACGATAACATAGAACAAATGATTGCAGAATATACTGAAGACGAGAGAGAAGCTAGAACTAAAGGTAGGTTTATGCACCTTGCAGGTTTAGTCTACAAGAGTTATCAACAGCGAGTTCATTGGATAGAACCTTTTAATCTTAATCCAGGACACCACACCGTTTATTGTGCTTTAGACCCTCACCCCAGAACTCCTCATGCAGTAATGTGGTTAGCAGTAGACAGGAATGGAACTAAATATATTGTTGATGAGTTATTTACAACAGGCTCTCCTGAAGAAATGGTGGCTTTAATTAGAGCTAAAGAACAAGAGAAAGGTTGGAACATCAGAATGAGAATTATTGACCCCATGGCTTATGTTCCTGACCAGAATAAAGACATGCCTATCTTACAAGAACAGTTAGCAAAACTTGGACTTTACTTTGAGAAAGCCTCTAAAGATTTGTCATCAGGTATTCTTAGAGTGCAACAGGCATTGTCTTATGGTGTAGAAGATAGTATAATAGTAAAAGCCCCAGAACTTTATGTTTTTAATACATGCACTAGGACTGACTGGGAGTTCAAAAGGTATATCTGGGATGAGTGGAGTCCTATCATGCAAGATAGGAGACAGCCTAAGAAGAAACCCAGAGATAAAGATGACCACATGATGGAATGTCTTTATAGGCTTATGCTTCTTGAACCTAGATACTTAGACCCCACTACAGAAAGTCCAGTGATGTTTGAAACAAATGAATTTACGGGGTATTAGATGTTCTTTGAGTCCTGTTGGTTTGCACTTACGGGCTATAACACAAGGTGGAAATTGTAATGCTTCCTCACAGAATCAACAGAACTCAGGGAATATCTGAATAATTAAATACTAAATAATGCACACTAGAAGCGATAGGTCATTAAGACTGGTATCGTTTTATTTATTATGGCTAGAGAAGAACAATTTGCAGAGGAAGGGAACATAACACAGAACTCTCAAGAGAAAGTTCAGTTTGTTCTTAAAAGGTTTGAAACTTCAAAGTCCGCAAGAACTGGTGAAGTTTCAAGGTTTTCAAGATATTATTCTCTTTATCGTGGAAGACAATCTAAAAAGAATTACAGGGGACTTTCCAAACTTTTTATTCCTGAACCACATAGGATAGTAGAAAGAAAAGTAGCCAAGATAGTTAATGCAATGAAAAGCATTCATGTTACTCCTGAAGGAGAGCAAGATTCAGAAGCAGCGAGAGTAGGAACTATTTTAGCCAACTACCTTCAAAGGAAGTTAAACCTTAAGGATTTTTATAGGATGTGGATTAAGGAGTCTAGAATCGTTGGAGCTTCTTGGGCTAGAATACTTTGGGATGTAGAAAAAGAAGAGGAGGCTAAGCCATGGCTAGGATATAAGATACAAATGTTTCCAGTAGACAGAGTAGCATTTGACCCTAAAGCTACCATGTGGGATGTCATGTACGGAAAACTTGAGTGGTTGATTTTTGATTATGAGGCTACTCCTGAAATGCTTAAAAGGAATAAGAACTACAACCAAAAACTTGTTAACATTGCAGTTAAAGAACATAGTGATTCAGAAAAGTCATCTACCCTAGCACAAGTCAGACAAATTTTTAGAAGTGGAGAAAGTTCTGGAAAATCAGGTGGAGAAGGTGTAGAGAAAAAGATAAACATTAAAGAGTTCTGGGGGATTAAAGATGGGAAAAAAGTCTTAATGGTTGTAGCTAATGGTAAGTGGCTACTTAGAGATGACCCCAACCCTGTAGCAGAAATAATAGACAACATTGCTCCTGCCGTGTTTCTTCCCTCTTCTATTGAACCTCAAGAGATTTCACCCATTGGAGATATTGAACCTAACGAAAGTCTATTCAACGAACTTAATGACACTAGGAATCAGAGAATGGATACTGTTACACAAAACATTGACCCCATTAAAATTGTTCAAAGGTCTGCTAATATTAGGGATGATGAGTTAGTTCAAAAAAGAGGTTGGGTTGTTCACTCTGATACACCAACAGGAGTTCAATTTATTACTCCTGACATGCAAGGGGTTATCGCTTCAATCAATGAAGAGAAAATCATCAGAAGTGATATTCAGCAATCCACAGGAGTTATAGATTTTTCTACTGACGGAGGAACTGCTGCGGGACTTTCAATTGACACAGCTAGAGGAGCTGTCATTGCTAAAGGAGAAGCTGATGTTGTTGTTGAGGATAAGATTTCAATAGTTAAAAGTTCTATGAAAGAGTTTTGGAGAATAATGATGGCTTATGCACAGAAGTTCCTAGACCGAGAGTTCACTATAAGAATAGTAGAATCTGGTGCAGAAAGTTTCTATAATGTTTCCAATGAGGATATTCAGGGGAATATAGACATTGATGTGGAGATAGAAACTCTCCAAGACAAGACAACAAGACAACAATTAGCACTTCTGCTCTTCAACCAAGCTAAAGATGTTCCTGGGGCTAAAATTGGTAAGTTCTTTACAGATGTTCTAGAGGTCTTTAAGGATGATGTTGTTATTAGTGAATACTTTGACGAGAACTTCCAAGAAGCACCTGCTCCTCCTAAAGTATCCGTATCACTTAAAGGAGAAATTGGAAAACTACAATCAGACCAAGTTTATAAAACTATCCCTGGTGTTGACCCTACTTTTGGAGACCCACTTATGTCTCCTGAGGGTAGACAGCTCATGAGAGGAGAAATGCCTGAAGACCTTGAAACACTAAGGGCACAAACAGAGATACTAAAGCAACTTGAAATATCTGGTGAAACCCCAAGAGGCAAAGCTGAAACTGACAAGGTGATAAGTGAAACAGTTAAAAATTTAACAGATACAAATGCCTCCAATAAGTCTTAGAGACCAAATAGGTAGAAACGACCAACTAATCAAACAGAAACTTGGTGGGTTATTTCAGACTACCCAACACATGATTCCTGACCAACATAAAGGGTTCTTTGGTAACTTAAAAGGTTTTTTCAAACCTACCTTGTTTATAGATACATTAAAAGGTCTTCCTAAAGCATTTTCTACACAACTTGGACAACCTATTTTACGCTCTTATGCTGGGTTAGGTGGAGCTATAAGCGGTAAACCTTTGACACCGTCAACTAAATTTCAAAAAGATTTGTACGGAACTAATAAACCAATCACACTTCGTTCTACTGGAGCAGAGTTTGGTGTGTCAGAACAAGGT